CATATCATCTCTTGTAAATCTTGGCATTATGTAAACCCCCTTATAATTCTTTAGGCAACTTGCTGTTGACATAATCTCCAGCAAGACCTATTTATTTTTTTATCTATTTTTTTATGACTTTTTAAGCACCTAGCTAAAATTTGAGTTTCAACAATAGCGTCTGCAAGTCCTGTATGTTCTTCCTCAAAATCTATTTGCTCACAATAGCTAAACATTCTTTCTGCGTTTGTGATTAAATTGTTATTTTTATTTCTAATACTTTCCCATTGAAAAGTTTTTTGATTTCCTAATACTTGACAAGCAACAGACCAAATGTCGCAAATTTGCACACCATAAGGAAAAAACCAACGACAACCGCTACCACTTAAAAATCTAACTGTATTATTTAAAGTTGTGTAGTCAAAACTAGCATTGTAAGCCCATACCTCTTTTATATTGAAATATTCAATAGCTTTGTGTATTCTTTTTCTAGCCTCCCAAATTGAAATTTTTTCCATTTTACCTTTTGCTAATTTTTCATAATATTTAGGTAGTTTATTTTTGTAATATGCGGTTGACATAAGTTCTCTCCAGTCAAAGATTTCTTTAATTGCGAATGAACGTTTGCAGTAGATATTTCCTTGTTTGTCTGCAACAGTAAAACCAATATCATAGACTAAACCATCATTATATTTACTTTCCATATTGTTGTTAGTTGTTTCAACATCTATTGTCATTATGTATTTTTTTCTTTTATCAATTTTCATTTTTATTTCCTCTTTCCTTTAATCTAATAAGATTATAACATAGGCTTGAGCATTTGTCAATAGTTTTTTTTATTTTTTTAAATTTTCTTCAATATGATAAATAGCACTTAATAGATTATCGTAGGCATCGCCTAAACTGTCATTAGCAATATAAATATGTCTAGTTCTGTCTGCTCCTGTCATATTTATTATTTTTCCTTGAAATTCTATTAATCTATCAGCCATTTTATTTAGTTCAGCAAGCATAATTTTTTCTTCTTCTTTCATTTTTATCAACTTCCTTTCCTTAACTCTGATACTATTATACACCCTATTCAATTATTTGTCAATACTTTTTTTAAAAATTTTTTTAATTTTCTTTGTAGTCTAATAAACTAACTGCTTCCGCTATTGTATAATTTAAATCGCTTTGAGCCTTAAAAAGTAAGTTATCTGTATGTTCAAAAAATTCTTTATCATTTTCATGTTCTGTTTTTTGATAGATTTCTTTTCTTAGTTCTTCTAGTTGTTTTGCTATTTCTCTAATTTTGTTTGAATAATATTCTTCTAACATTGTCAAACACTTCCTTTCTTTTTACATTCTTATTATACATCTAGCCTTTTTATTTGTCAATACCTTTTTTAAAAATTTTTTATTTTATTTTGTAAGTTATTATGTAAACTAGCGGAAACCCTTGTGGCTGTAAGAATACAAGATCAGAAGCGGAAAGCCTTGCAGCTGTAGGGTTTTGGGATTTATTTCACGTGAAATATTTGCAAAATTGACATAAAAAATTATGTAAACCTGCCAACTCTAGAAAAAAACGTCTCGCGCCGGCTGTGTGCGAGACGCTGAAAAAACAGTAGAGGTTTACATAACCCCTACTGTTACTGCTCCAGCTAGTTCACATAATCTGCGAATTGCTAAACCTTTCCAAAGTCCCCTGCTATTGTCGGCACACTTTGTTAATCTTTTAATGCCTGTTCCTCCAACAACTTCCCATTCGTTTAAGTTCTTGGTGTAATCATCTAATAAATAGCAGTTTTTATCAATTTCAAACCCATATTTATTCTGTATAATTTCCGCCTTGTTTTCTCCTATTCTGCAAAGTGTTATATTTTTTATTGGTAAGTCTGGAAGATATTTTTGTAACCAAATCATTTTATCATTATCTGCTTGTAAGTTTGGACTTGCACTTATTACATATACATTTCCTGCTTTTGCCATTTTATTTATTTCTTCTATTCCTTTATATGCTCCTAATTTAGCAAAGAAACCTTTTTCATTATCAAATCTTTTCAAAGCATTTTTTACATTGAACTTTGCACAAGTTCCATCTAAATCTAAAAATATTTTTTTACCATTTCCTAATAAATTTTTCATAATACATTCCTTCTTTCTTTCTCTTTATATTTATATTATACTATAAGTATATTACATTGTCAATACTTTTTTAAAAAAATTTTTTATTTTTTTTCTTTCTCTCTTGACACTTTTATTATACTATACTTGTTTCTTTTTGTCAATACTTTCATTTAATTTTTTTATTCTTTTTTGTAAATCTATTTTAAATAAGTCGTACTCTCGCACTTTTACTTGCGTATACCCTTGTTGCTTAAATTCCGTAGGACTGATATATCTCTTGTGGCAAATATTTATTATTGCTTTTGTTTGGTATTTAGCTTTATTGTTTTTATAATCTTCCATACTTTCTACTTCTACTATTGTGCTGACTGGTTTGTATTGTCCTTTGTTATCAAAAAAAGTTATTTGTAATTTCATACTATTTCACCTTTCCTTTCTTTAATTATATTATAATACATTGATTATTATTTGTCAATACTTTTTTAAAATTTTTTTATTTTACTTTATAAATTGTATTATCTTTTATTTCTTTTAAAATCTTTTCTCTTGTGTTATTGTTTGTAATTACAAATTCTTTTAAACTATCAATCTTTGTACAAATTGAACTAAAAACTTCTTCAAATAAATCAAAGATTTCTGAAAAGTAATTAAATACCATTGTTAATGTTGCAAAGAATATTCCAATAATAAGGAAAGGTAGTTTTAGAAAAAACTTGTAACTATTTATAATATTTTCAATTTTACCTCTTCTTATTAAAGTTCTTTTTTCTTGTTCTGTTAGGACTTTACTTTCTTTTATCATTTTTATTATTTTTCTTTTTCTCATAATATTTTCCCTCCACTTCTTTTCTTTTGTTATACTTATTATAACATCTAATAATTACCTTGTCAATAGTTTTTTTATTACATTTATATTACAATTATGTTACAGAAATGTTACAATAGTATTACAAACTGTGTAACACATTATGTAAACCTATTCAGGATTTAAAAGAAAAACTTCGTTTGACAACTTTCAAATCTGAAAATTCGTAACTCATTATGTAAACTAAAACTCGGCTCGCCACAAACGCAAGCGAGCCGACTCAATGCTAACTCTCTACAGAAACGTACCTAAAAAATTCTTTAGGTGGGGGTATAGTTTTGGGAAAATTTTTATTTGATTTTTAAAAAATGATTTGCCCACGTACTCTCACCCTCCAAATATTTTTTAAATTTAATACTCCAAAATTTTTTATTTTATTTTTTCTCATAATCTTTACATTTTCTATAAATAAATCTTGCAGTTGCTGTAGTCTCATCTTTAATATCCGCTTTTAATTTACATCCATATCAGCAACGATCTCCGCATCCCGCCACATTTTTTAAATAATAAAATTTACAATCTCTACAATTTTTCCATTTTTTTGATTTTCTTTTATACATATTTTTTAAATATACTATTAACATTAAAGTTATCATAGTTATTATAAAAAATATAAACAATCCTAACGAAATTAATTCACTTAAAGTAACAATTATCATTAATTATCCCCCTTATTTACAAAACAATTACTCTCATTTTATTTGCATTTTTTTTTGTAATTTTTATTTTCCTATTTTTTATCTCTACACATATATCTGATAAATCAAGCTCTTCGTAAGATAGGTCATCAAAATTTATAGTTTCATCGGTTATTATATTTGTATTGCGCATAATAAGATATTTTGCTGTAAAATTAAGTTCTCCTACTTCTTTCATTAAGTCCAATATTTTCGAATCTCTAGTTTCTTTATATTTATCAAATAATAAATCTATTATCAGTGCTTTATCTTCTTTATTCATTTAATCTTTCACCTCCAACCAGCCTATCATAGCTATCTCATCTTCTAATTCTTTAGCTCTCTTTTTATAATAATTATCTTTATATACACTTACTAAACACATTGAACAAACACCTATTCAAGCACCTACAAATACTCCAATTATAAATCCTATTAACATCATAAACTATCCTTTCCACTTCTTTTTTATTTATTTATTTTCCTCCAATAATTCTTCCAATACCTCTATTTTATAATGTTCTTCTGAAGAGTCTAGATTAAGACAAGATTCTTCTTCATATATTAATTCTAATTTTAAATCTGCTATTTTATTTTTTATAGCTTTTTTACTAATATATATTTTATTATATTGTTTTTTTAAAAGATCTAATTCCGCCTTTATTTTAAAAAACTCATCTGCGGAAATCTCATACTTTGCAGGTTCAAATCTATTGACATCGAAATATCCTTCGCCTTTAATTTTATACTCTTTTATTTCGTTCCATTTATAATTTAAACCAACAACAGTAACAATTCTTCCTGTTACTTTACTTCTTACTTCAAATTGCTCATCTTTTGACAACGTTACATATCTATTTTTCAATGCGGCAATACCTCCTTTTAATATTTTCCTTCTCTTAATTTTTTCCATAATCACGCGATTTAATGTTTCCTCCGCGGAAGTGGTCGCTTATGGAACCACTATTCTTCTATTAATATAGTATTATTCATACTTAGTAAATAGACAGTTCCATCTTTTGCGACTATCTGTATCTGTTCTCCATCATAATCATTCCATTTTTTAATATCAATTTCTATTCTTTCATTTCCTATATATGTTATAGCTTTATCATAAGTATAAGTAGTATCTATAATCTGTTTATTACACCCGCTTAAAGTAAACAGTAATAATGCGGCAACCGCAATTCCTAAAATAGTTTTTTTCATATTTTTCATTCCTTTCTTTTTATTTATTTTTCTTTTATATTTATATTATATAAAAATTTTTGGTTAAATTCAAATAATTTTATTTAACTTAGCTCTTGACAAAAAGAAAATTTTGTGTTACAATATAAATATAAAGAGAAAAAAGTAAGAAAGGAGATGATTTTACGGAAATAGAACAAGAGCATAAAAAATTAGATTATTCACTAAAAAGTGCGGCAGAACGTGCTATTTTTGTTCAAGAGTTACTTCCAACATTAACTCAAAAGCAATTAAAAAGTGAAAGTTACATAGAGATTTTATCTAATTATATAATTTCCGCGATGACTCCAGAGGAAAAGAAAGAAAAATTAATTTTAACTGATAATAGAATGGTAACAGTCAATAAAAGAGAAACATCTATGCAACGTATTGTTGATTCTCTAGAGAATGGAGAAGATGGTCTTTGACATATGACTATTGAAAATGATAAAAATGTATTATTAACACATAAAAAAGAAATAACAAAAAAAGATTTAGAGGAAATAAAACCATTAAGAGATTTAAGAGAAGCAATAGAAATATTAGAAGAAAATGAAAAACGTGCAGTTGGTAAGAAAAAATATCAAATAAAAAAAGCATTAATAGAAATGCACCAAGAGCAATATGTAATAAAAGATGCTTATAAACCTACTTTGAATGGATTAAAAAACTCAGTAAAAAGTCTAACTAGGGTAGAATTAAGTGAAAAAATAAAAATAGATGAAAATAGCGGAGAACCAGTTAGTAATTGTATTATTACTTTATTTAACCCAGAACATGTTTCAGCATTATTATGTAATTATTCTGCTTTAAAAGAAGATTGTTATGATAAATTTACTTGAGATTTTTGATATTTAATGCAAGATTTAGATAACTTAATAGAAAAAACATTAAGAGATGATTATCCGCTATATTATAAATTGTTAATTTATAAAATTGATGGAAAAAGTAATGCGGATATCCAAGCCCTTCTAGCACAAGAATTTGATTTAACTTATACTGTTGAATATTTATCTTCTTTATGAAGAAATAAAATTCCTAAACTTTTAGCAGAAAAAGCTAAAGAAGATTATTTAATATGATACTATACTTATAAAGAATATGGAAAATGAAAAAGATGCTCTAGATGCGGACAGATAAAATTAGCTCATAATAGATTCTTTTCAAAAAATAATACATCGAAAGACCGGATATTATAGTATATGTAAAGAATGTCGAAATAAGAAAACAAAAGAAAGGAGTTAATTAAATGGGTGAATTAAAAGCATGTCAAAAATGCGGAAAGGTCATGGATGAAGAGACTCAATTTTACCTAAGAAAAGATGGAACCCGCATGGACTTATGTAAAAAATGTTTAACAATGCACATAGATAATTTTAATCCAGAAACTTTTTTATGAATTTTAAAAGATATGGATTTACCTTATATTCCAGAAGAATGAAATGTTTTAAGAGATAGAGCTTTTGCAAAAAATCCTAATTTAACAGGGATGTCTGTTTTTGGGAAATATCTATCTAAAATGAAATTAAAACAATTCAAAATGTATGGTTGAGAAGATTCAGAAAAATTACAAGCATTAAATGAAGAAAAAAAGAAAGTTATTGCAGTTGAACGAGAAAAATATGAAGAGCATTTAAAAGAACAATTAGAAAGTGGAGAAATAACAGAAGCTCAATATAAAACTTTAGTTAGTACACCTACACAAAATCAAGAGCAATTATATGCTCAACCCAATGTAACAAATGCTGCAGAAAATCCTTATGGTGATGGTAGTAATTTTATGTCAGAAGATGATTTAGTTGACTTAGGGGCTGAATTAACAGATGAAGATAAAACGTACCTTGCTATGAAATGAGGAAGGTTATATAAACCCGCGGAATGAGTCGAATTAGAGAAAACTTATAAAGAAATGACTGAATCTTTTGATATTCAAGATGCGGATACAATTAATACATTAATTTTAATTTGTAAAACAAATTTAAAAATGAATCAATATTTAGATAGCGGAGATATTGAAGGCTTTCAAAAAATTTCAAAAGTAAGCGAATCTTTAAGAAAAACTGCAAAATTTACTGCAGCTCAAAACAAAGATGATAAGGATGAATATATTAATTCTATTGGAGAATTAATATCTTTATGCGAAAAAGAAGGGTTTATACCTAGATTTGTAACAGATATACCGCAAGATAAAGTTGATGCAACTTTAAAAGATATGAATGATTATGTTAAAAAACTAGTTACTCAAGATTTAGGTTTTGGTCAACAAATTGAAGATGCATTAAAGAAAATTCAAATTCAAAAACAGATGGAAGAGAGTTTTGATCAAGAGGTTGTTGAGTTAGATGATAACGACTTTGAAGAATATTATAATGCTATTGAAGAACAGAAAAAATTAGATGAAGAAAAGTTGGGTGATGAATAATGGCTTTAGCGCAATTATTAGAATTATCTTCTTCTAGGTCTGCAAGTAAAATAGGATTATCTGAGGAGCGTATAAAAGCGCAAATACCTATTGTTAGACAGTATGTTGCTTATTGACGCGAATATCCAGATATGTTTGTTGAATTTTTATGCGGAAATAACCCTGAAAATTTTCAATTATATTTTTATCAAAGAATATTTTTAAGAGCTGTCATGCGTCATAAATATTCTTATGCAACATTTCCTCGTGGTTATTCTAAATCATTTTTAGCTGTGTTGGTTTTAATGTTACGTTGTGTATTATATCCTGGAGCACATTTTTTTGTTACAACTGGTGGAAAAGAGCAAGCTGCGGGAATAGCTAGAGAAAAAGCAGATGAATTAGTAAAATTAATTCCTGGATTAAAAAATGAAATAGATTGGTCTAGAGGTGCTTCAAAAGCATCAAAAAATGAAGTAACTTATATTTTTAAAAATGGTAGTAAATTAGATATTATGGCTGCTCAACAAAGTTCTCGTGGTAAGAGAGCAACAGGTGGTTTAATGGAAGAGGTTATTTTAATTGATCAACAACAATTAAATGAAGTTATTATTCCTACAATGGTTGTAGATAGACGTTTATCAGATGGTTCTAGACATGAAGAAGAAGTTGCAAATAAATCTCAAATTTATGTTACTACTGCTGGATGAAAAAACTCATTTTCATATGATAAACTAATTCAAATATTAATACAACAAATAATTAATCCTGATGAAGCTATTATGTTAGGTGGAACTTGAAGAATTCCAGTTATGGAAGGATTACAACCTAAAAATTTTATTCAAGGTTTAAAAATGGATGGTACTTATAATGATGCTTCTTTCTCAAGAGAATATGAATCTGAGTGAAGCGGTGATGCTGAAAATGCCTTCTTTTCTGCTGAAAAATTTGATCAACACCGTGTATTATTACAACCAGAGAAAGAAGCAAGTGGACGCAATAGTAAAACACAATATTATGTACTTGGAATTGATGTTGGTCGTAAGGGATGTACAACAGAGGTTTGTGTATTTAAAGTAACACCACAAGCACAAGGAACTTCCTTGAAGACTCTTGTTAATTTATACACTTGGGATGAAGAACATTTTGAAGCTCAAGCAATAAATATTAAGAGATTGTATTATAAATATAAGTGCCGTACTGCAGTTATCGATGCCAATGGTTTAGGTATAGGTCTTGTAGACTTCATGGTAAAAGATCAAATAGATCCAGAAACAGGGGAATTATTACCGAATTTTGGTGTCGAAAATGATGAAGAGGGTTTTTATAAAAAATTTAAAACTGCTAATACAGAAGTTAATGCTATGTATTTAATAAAAGCTAATGCGCCAATAAATACAGAGGCTCATACTTATGTTCAAACTCAATTATCTAGTGGAAAAATAAAATTCTTAATAGATGAAAACCAAGCAAAAGTAAAATTAATGTCTACCAAACTAGGACAAAATATGGATAATGATAAAAGAGCAGAATATTTAAAGCCTTTTACTTTAACAACAATTTTAAGAGAGCAAATGCTTAATTTAGTAGAAGAAAATGAAGGTACTAATATTATTTTGAAACAAAGTAATAGAGGAATAAAAAAAGATAAATTTTCTGCTTTTGAATATGGAATGTATTATATAAAACAAGAAGAAGATAAAAGAAGAAAAAGAAAAAATAAAAACATTGCAAGTATGGTTTTTTATACAAATGGATAAAAGATTGGGCAATTTTAACTGATTAAGATATTGAAATATTGATATTATTGTAGAAATATTTTAGTATATTAATCAGTTTTACAATAAAATGGAGGTTATATATGAGAGCAAGTAGGGGAGAAATTAAAATTGAAGAAGTTCTTCAAAATGCTGGAGTCGTTTTTCAAGAGGAATATTCTTTTCCTGATTTAATTAGTACAAGTGGGCGTCCGCTTAGATTTGATTTTGCTATATTTGATGATGAAAATAATCTAGAATTTTTAATTGAATATCAAGGTATTCAACATTATGCTCCAAAAAGTAAATTTGGTGGATATACAGGTCTTAGAAAACAACAATATAATGATATGAAGAAAAAAGAATATTGTCAAAAGCATAATATTATTTTAATTGAAATACCATATACTGTTGAAGGAAGAATAGATTATGACTACATTATGAATTTATATTATTCAAAAGGTGGATATTAAAATTTTTTGACATTCGTTAAAAAATATGATATACTAAAATAGAAAATAAAAAGTGAGGTGTCTATCTTGATAAATAGAAAAGAAGAAATAAAAAAGAAAGGCTTTAAAATGTCTTTTATTGATAGCACCAGTAATTCTGAATTTCAAAATGCTTTTGTCCCAGTTGATTTTTCGAAAATAAAAGTTGGAGCAAAAACATTAGAAGATGCTATTTTAGACTTGGGTAGCTATCAGCAAGTTGATAGAAGGCTAGCTAAAAAAGAAGCAATTCTAAAATCTCTTTATAATAACGATTATGAAGAAATGCGTGAAATTTCAAATTTTTATTTTGAAACAAGTGGTATTTATTCAAGATTATGTAAATATATGGCATACATGTATAGATATGATTGAATGGTTACGCCATATATCAATGAAGAAGCTGCAACAGAAAAAGATCAAGATAACATATTAGCAGAATTCTATAAAATTTTATTATATTTAGATAATTCTGAATTAAAAAAACTTTTTGGAGAAATAGCATTAAAGGTTGTTAAGAATGGATGTTATTATGGGTATTTAATACCCACTACAAAAAGAATTACTGTTCAAGAATTACCTGTAAATTATTGTCGTTCTAGATTTATAGTAAATGGCAAACCAGCAATAGAATTTAATATGAGATATTTTGATTTAGCATTTAAAGACACTACTCAAAGGGTTAAAATACTTAATTTATTTCCTTCAGAATTTAAAAAAGGTTATATTTTATATAAAGAAGGAAAATTACCGCCTCAATTTGCGGGAGATAAAGAAGGCTGATATTTATTAGATACTGCAAATTCTATTAAATTTAATATAAATGGTGATGACACACCTATGTTTATGTCTGTTATTCCTGCGTTGATTGATTTAGACGAAGCTAAAGATCTAGATAAAAAGAAGATGGCTCAAGAATTATTAAAAATTATTATTCAAAAGATGCCAGTTGATAAAAATGGAGATTTAGTGTTTGATGTTGATGAAGCTCAACAATTACATAATAATGCGGTTGCTATGCTTAAAAAAGCAATTGGAATCGATGTATTAACTACATTTGCGGATGTAGAAGTTGCGGATATGGGAGATAATCGCAGTACCGCAACAACAGATGATTTAGAAAGAGTAGAGCGTTCAGTCTATAATGAAGCTGGTGTTTCTCAAATGCAATTCAATACAGATGGAAATATAGCTCTTGAGAAATCAATTTTAAACGATGCTGCATCATTATATAATTTAATATTACAGTTTGAGAGTTTTATAAACGATTTAATTGATAAATATAATAAAAAACCTAAGAAATATTATTATAGAGCTCAAATTCTTACAACTACAATTTATAATTATCAAGATATGGCTAAATTATATAAAGAACAAATGCAAGTTGGTTTCAGCAAAATGTTACCACAAATTGCTATGGGTCAAGCTCAAAGTACAATACTTGCAAATGCATATTTTGAAAATGAATTATTAGATTTAATAAATGTATTTATACCTCCTATGATGTCTAGCACAATGAATAGTGATGTATTAAATAGAATTAATCAACAAAATAAAAATGGCGGAAATGAAAGTTCAGATACTGGTAACGAAGGCGGAAGACCTGAGAAATCAGATGATGAGAAGTCTGAAAAAACGATTATGAATAAAGAAAGTCAATCATAAAAATTTTTAGGACAAAAAAAGAAAAAATGTTATCTACTTTATTTATATATAATTAAGTGGAGAATAATATAAGAAAGGAATAGATAATTATGATGCATCAATCAATTGCAACCATAGACTCTCCAGAGTTTATTAATCTACAACCTTTAGAGATTAACCCACTAATGAGCAGCTGTGAAATAAAAGTTTTATATCTAGGTGAAAATAGAAACCATAGTTATATAACTAAAGAAGTTGCGACAGAAATGGCAAAAACTCTACGTGGAGCGCCTATTGTTGGATATTATAAAGATGATAAAGAAGATTTTAGAGACCACGGTGAAAAGATTATCTTTGATGATGAAGGCGTTAAGTTTGAGTGTTTAACTAAACCATATGGTTTTGTTGCTCCTGATGCCAAAGTATGGTTTCAAAAATTTGAAGATACTGATGATTTTGGAAATAAGGTTACTAGAGAGTATCTTATGACAACTGGGTATCTTTGGACAGGTCAATATGAAGAAGCTAAACTAGCTATAGATGAAGGAAGACCTCAATCTATGGAACTAGATGAAGAAACTTTAGACGGACACTGGTCAACAAATAGTAATACAGGTATGGATTTTTTCATTATAAATGATGCAATTTTTTCTAAGCTTTGTATTTTAGGTGAAGATGTTGAACCTTGCTTTGAAGGCTCAAGCATTACCGCTCCAGAAGTAAGTACAACATTCACAAAAATAGATGAAGATTTTAAAAAGACATTATTTACAATGATGCAAGATCTAAAACATGCATTAGAAGGAGGATACAAAATGGAACTAGAAGATGAAAATGTTGAAACTGAAGTTACTACAGAAGTAGCTCCTGTAGAAGAAACTGTAGAAACTCCTGAAACTGTTGAAGAAACAGTTATTAATGAAGAAACAGAAGTTACTACTAAAGAATCTATTTCAACAGAAGACATTAATGATTCTATTGACGTAGAACAATCTAATGAACAAGAATCTGAAGAACCTGCAGAAGATGTTGCTGTAGAAGATAAAAAAGATTATGCTTTGTTAGAGCAAGAACTAGAAAAATTAAAAGCTAGTTATGCGGAAATAGAAGAAAAATATCAAGAATTAGTAACATTTAAAGAAGCTGTAGATAACGAAAAGAAAGACGCTTTAATCAATAGTTTCTATATGTTATCTGATGAAGATAAAAAGGATGTTATTGAAAATAAGTCAAATTATTCTCTAGATGAAATAGAATCAAAATTATCTGTAATTTGTGTAAGAAAAAAGGTTAATTTTGATAAAGAGGATTCAGATAAAAATGAAGTAACAGTAGATAAAGAAGTAACTACTTATAATTTAAATGATACTGTATCTATTAATGTTCCAGCTTGACTAAGAGCATTAAAAAACACTAGAGATAATAAAGAATAATTTTAATAAGGAGGATATACAATATGGCTACAACTATTAAAAGAGTTGGTTTTGGGCAAGTAGAACCTAATCATCTATCAGCTCAAGGAAATAGACAAATATATGCTCAATTACCATTAAAAAGTACAATTAATATTCTTGAAAATGGTCAATTTATGAAATATGACTATAAAAACAATGAAGTTAATTTAGATGGCGATGGAGAATATATGTTAGTTCTTAACGAAGTAAAAGTTTATGATGAAAGAGATTCATATAAAGATTTCGCAATGATTAAGAAAAATTATGTTGGTGGAGAAATTTATCCAAGACTATTCAAAACAAATGTTGGGGATATTTATACAACAAACTGCGTTGGTGCAGCAAACACATCTAAAGATGCAGAATACGCAGGGATTGATTTAGCTGTTGGAGATAAATTAAAAGTTGATACTGCAACAGGTTATTTAGTAAAGGATAATGCAGTTAGCACAGGAATGATTTGGAGAGTAGTAAAAGAATATACTATGCCAGATGGTCAACCAGGTGTTAAACTTCAAAGAATAAATTAATTTAGGAGGAGAAAAAGATTATGGAATTAACAGATTTAGTAAAATTAGCTAAACTTGCTAGAGATGCAAAACCTTCTACATCTTATTCTTTTGAAGGAGAAAGCTTTACAGGTTTAGAAATTAATGAAACATTAAGAAATGAATTTAAAAATATGATTTGTGATAAAAGAGGAGATATTGATTATCACAAATACGAATTAAATAAACATACAATCTTCTCTCTAGTTGAAGAAACAATTGATGATATTCTTCCACAAAGAGTATTAGAAGAATATGGTATGTTTGCTGAAATAACTACTGTTGCTCAAGGTGACAAAGCTACATTCAGACAAAAAGTAAGCGCAGCTTCAAGAAGAAGAGCTAAACAATTTATTACTAAAGTTGGTTTAGCAGGTGTTTACGAAGTATTTAAATTAGATGGAAGAAGCTATGAAGTTCCTACAACAGCTTTTGGTGGAGCTGCTCAAATTTCTATTGAAGAATTCTTAGATGGAAGAGTAGACTTTAATACATTAATTGATATTGTTATGGAAGGATTAGATGAAGCTATCTATTTAGAAATTGAAAAAGCATTAATTGGTGCTGTTGATAGTTTAGGAACAAATAATAAATATGCTGGTGCAGGATTTAATGAAACAGCTATGGATAGATTAATTTCAGTAGCAGATAGTTATGGAAAAGCAACTATTTATTGTACTTATGAATTTGCTGCAACTATGGTTCCTTCTGAAGGATGGATTTCAGATGCAATGAAAGACCAAAAATGGAACAATGGTTATTTAGCAAACTACAAAGGACATAATGTAATCGTATTAAATCAATCATTAGTTGATGAGACTAATGCTGAGAAAGTTATTGATCCAGCTTATGCTTGAATTATTCCAGCAGGATCAAATGAAAAACCAGTTAAAATTGTTTTCGAAGGTAAAACATTAGTTGATGATAGAAAAAATGATGATTGGTCAAAAGAAATTCAAGTTTATAGAAAACTTGGTGTTGGTGCGTTAATCACAAACAACATCTGTGTTTATAGAAACACTTCTTTAACAAAAGATGTTGCTGAAGGCGGATCATTCTAATTTAATTTAGTTTATAATATTTAAAACTAATAATAAAATTATTTGAGGAAGGTTAAAGAAGTTTCTTGGAAACAAGAGATTTATTAACCTTCCTCTTTTTTTATTAAGGAGAAAAAGGAGATAAAAGTTATGATAGATAATAATACTATAATTAAAGTTACAAATAGAGATAATGGACATGTTGGATATACAATCCCAGATTTAAATAATTTAACACGTACATTTACTGCAAATGAAACAAAAGAAATTCCTATGATAGAATTAAGAAAGTTATCTTATATTCCAGGAGGAAAAATGATATTAAGAGATTATTTAGTTCTTGATAATAAAGATGCTATTGAAGAGCTATTAAATAGAGTAGAACCAGAATATTTTTATACTGAAGAAGATATAAAAAAATTATTAACAATAGGTTCATTAGATGCATTAAAAGATTGTTTAGACTATGCACCAGTTGGAACTATAGATTTAGTTAAAAAAGTTGCTGTAGAGTTACCTTTAAATGATGTAGCTAAAAGAAAAGCTATTTTAGATATGACTGGTTTTAATGTGGATAGAGCTATCATGGTTAATGAAGAAACAAAAGAAGATAATAATAAAAATGAAACTATGGTAAGAAGAGTTAATGAAACTAAAAATGAAAATACTAAACCTGCAGGAAGAAGAACTGCAGTAAACAGTTTTATTGCTCCTGATAAATATAAGATTGTAAAATAACAATTTTGGGAGGTGTAATATGGAAAATAATATAACTACTACACCTTTTTCTATTATTTATGATAATTTTCTTAGCAAAATCACAGATGATATGTATATGGAGCTTACTGAATTAGATACTTTTAGGATGTTAGAAGAATTATTAAAAGCGGCAATGCATAAATTTGAATTTCCGCGCTTTGATATCACAGATTTTGAGGAAAGTTATATAGATGATGTAGATACTTATGAAGGTGTTGAAAGTAATGATGAGGAAGTTATTGCTACAATATATGGCGGAGGCTATTTCAATAGTGTATTAACTTTAGAAGAAATAAATATTCTTTCAACGTATATGATAGTAGAGTGACTTGGACAACAATTAGCAAGTGTAGAAAATACGAGAATGAAATATAGTGGTAGTGATTTTAAATTTACTTCACAAGCTAATCATATGTCTAAATTACTTACTCTTAAAAAAGATTATGAAAGAGAAGGTTTCCATCTTCAAAGATTGTATAAAAGAAGATTAAAAGATGAAGATGGTATTATGCGTTCTACTTTTGATACTATTATGCAAAAATCCCCTGACAGTAGAAAGGAGAACGACAGATGGTTTTAAGTACTGGTGCAAATATTAATAACAATGCTATTGCAGAAAATTTAAAAAAATTAATTAATCAAATATATAAATTATTACCTAATAGAGAAGAAGATATTGATTGACAAACACCTTTAAATACTATTATAGAAGAAATATCTGGAATGGATAAACTTTTAAATAATTATCATGAAATATTATTTCCTCTATTATGTAAATTAGAAGGATTATATACTTTAACAAAGGAAGAAGATTTTTTTTCATATAGAAGAACTATTTTTGAATGCTTAAATTTATTATCTTCTTTGAAAGAAGGTGTTTTATCATGTCAGGATTAGATTCTTTAGCAACAAGACTTCAATATTATGGCGGAAAAAAACAGGTTGATAGAATGAATGATGATAAATTAAGAAGTTTGAAAAAAGCGCTTTTATATTCTTATCAAAGTGCAACTGCTCGTTTGAACGATGGAAGAGAGTTTAGGTGCTTGATTAATCCAGATCATATAAAAAATACTTTTGATAATAAATTTATATCTATACCCTTTAAAGATATATGTTTAAATGAAAAAGAATATAATAAAAAAACTTCAGAAGGGTTGCAAGAAATTGGAATGAAACCTGGAGATGTATTTACATGAGTGGAAAGTAATACTGATTGATTAGTATATTTAAGAAGATTAGAAGAAACAGCCTATTTTAGGGCGGAAATCCGTAGATGTAAATATACTGTTACAATTAATGATATTGATTATAAATGTTATGTAGCTAGAACCTCTGTAAATGAAATAGACTGGCGTCATCAAGAAGAAAAACTTTGAAATGATATTGATTATACATTACAAATGTATATTACAAAAGATGAAAATACCGAAGCTTTTTTCCATAGATTTTCTGTATTAAAAATTAATGGAAAACCTTGAGAAGTTCAAGCTATAGATAATATGAGTTCTGATGGTATTATTATATTATATTTAAAAGAATGGTATCAAAATAGTATTGCAGATGCAAAAGTTGAAGAAGATGCTGCCGCAGAAGTAGTAAGTGTTGTGAATAAAGATGAACCTACAATAGAAGGACCTTCTATGGTTTATCCATATGATAAAAAGACTTATACAATTAAAAATGCTGAAGGCGGAAGCTGGGTTATAGGTAGTTCAAAAGCAAAAATTTTGAAACAAGATGATTCTACAGTGTATATAGAAATCATAACTGGTAGAAGTGGTAATTTTGAGTTAAGATATATAAGACAAAATGAAGAAGATATTGTATTAAATATTACAATTCAATCATTATAGAGAAAAAGGAGTGCGGATTATGAAAAGAGATACTAGAAGTACAATTCCGCTAAAATCATCATTCTTATCTTTTGAAAAAGATATAGAAACAATATTAAAAGCTTTATTTATACAAAGTTATCCGCATAGTGATGGATTAAAGAGATTACTTGTGTTAGGAACTAAAGATTGTTTAGATAATAAAACAAGTCAAGTTTATAAAGATAAGCTTGAAGAAATGACTTTATCTAAATTAATTAAGGAAGGGTATATTAAATTGAACCCTAAGATTAGAATGCCAGAACATGAAGAGATTAAATCCTATATAATTATTTCATGCGATAACTTTACTCCAAATAAAGAAAATCCATATTATAGAGATTGTACAATTACTTTTGATATAATATGTCATTTAGACTATTGAGATATTGGTGATTATAGATTAAGACCATTAAAGATAGCTGGATTTATTGATGGTTTATTGAACAATGCAAAATTAAGCGGAATAGGTGAATTAAATTTTTTAGGTTGCAATGAATTAATTTTAAATGAAGATTTAGCTGGATACAGTTTATCTTATAGAGCAATTCATGGGAACGATGACAGATTACCTCCGCAAGATAATGAATAATGGATAATGATTTATTATTATTATCTGGTAATGATATTCCATTTATGGAAGCTCAAATTACTATACATCAACCTACTATTAAAGAAATTGCATATATTGGGGAGGAAATATTTTTCACAGGATGTGAATTAATTAATTTTTCTAAAAACATTTTATCAGAAGAGGACAAAGTGAATTTAGAGAACAAAACAAATTTTGATATATTAATAGCAATACTAAAAGAGCGTAATGCGGTAATGCAAAAAAATAGGAATTGCGTTGAAATGGTTCTAGCCCTTATTTTTCCATATTATACAATAGAGATTTCTAACGATAGTATTATATTAGAAAAAGATGAAGAAAGCCATTCAATTAATAATGACAATTTTGAATCTTTTAAGTTAATTTTTAATCAAATGTTTTCTTTTAGTAGAGAAGAAACTAGAGATTATAATCCTAGTGGAGATCTTGCAAAAAAGATTGCTGAAAAACTAAAAAAAAGACATCAAAAATTAGCAGAGTTAAAACAAGAAAAGAAAAAAATTGACATATTAAGTCGTTATATTTCTATTTTAGCTGTTGGAGAACATAAAGATTTAAATTCATTGTTAAATTTATCTGTTTATCAATTATTTGACGAATTTGAGAGATTTAAATTAAAAATGAGTTATGATATTTATATTCAAGCTAAAATGGCTGGAGCAAAGGATTTAAAGGAAGTTGAAGACTGAATGAAAGATATTCATTCGTCATAGAATATAAATAAAATAAGGAGGATATGAAGATATGAAGTTCGGTGTAAGAGAAATTGCTAACGTAGTATTTAAAGCAAAAGCTGATACTACAATCGGTACATCTACTTTCAAAAAAGGTCAACCAGTATTATATATTGATACAGCAACAACTTCTACTATTGAAGGTGCAGCAACAACTGTTTATGCACAAGGTGGTAGAGGAAATACAAGATTAATTGCTTGGGAAGGTGAAAAAACATTAACTTTCACAGTTGAAGATGCATTATTATCTCCAATTGGTTTCTCAATCTTATCTGGTGCTGGTTTATTTAAAGATGAACAAAAACAAGTTCATGTTCATATTACATCTCAAGCTTATGTAAGTGATACAGGTGTAATTGATTTAACAGATGCTTTAGAAACAGAAGAAGAAATTGATGCTCATGCTCCAGTATTTGTTATGGTTACTGAACCAGATGGTTCAATCACAGGAGATTTAATTACTGGATTAACTACTTCAGGAAAAACTTTAACAGGTGCTGATAGTGAATATCATGGAAAAACAGTTTTTGTTGATTTCTATGTAGTAAAAAATTCTAAAGATGTATCTGAATTACAAATTGATGCAGATCATTTTGCTGGAAATTATTATGTTGAAGCTAGTACATTATTCAGAAGAGAATCTGATGGTGTTGATATGCCAGCTGAAATTACATTACCAAATGTTAAAATTCAATCTAACTTTACATTTAATATGGCTGCCACTGGAGATCCAAGTACATTCTCATTTACTATGGATGCTTTCCCAGGATACACAATGTTCGATAGAACTAAAAAAGTATTATGTGTAATTCAAATTGTTGAAGATGCAAAAGCTGGTACTGAAACTAGAGGATCTGTAATGGGTCACCCAGCAGGATTCGATATTCCAGAATCTGAAGATGATTCTAATGTAGATAGCGGAGAAGCTGGTTCTTTCTAGGAAATAATAATTAAGAGAGGGGTTATCCCTCTCTTTTTTTAGTTTAAGGGAGAGTGAGATTATGGCAGTAAAAAATCATACTTTTACAGATGATGGTCGTATCTATTATTATATGCACAGGCATTTAGAGCATTTTGAAAAAGATGCCGCAATTAGTTTATTTCAAAGTCAAAAACAACAAAATTATTTAGAAATGAAAAATAGGTATAAGAAAAATTATTTAAGCAATATATCTGGAGTAAGTAATGAAGCTTTAAAAATTTTAGATGCGGCAATGCGCGAAGATGAAATAATGAGTGGTCTAGATGCAGATTTATTAGAAATTCTAAATAAAAGAATCTCCGAAGGAATTCAGTCTTATAATTTAGACTCAGAATTATCGACTGCTTATAATTCTTTAAATAATTTTTTAAGAAGTAAAGATGCTAAAGATTTAGATAAATTGTTTGCGCAAATTACTAAAGCAACCACATTATTAAACACTAACATAAGTGGATTATTAGCTTTAGTAGGTCCTAGAGGAGAATATAAAAAACATAGGGACTTAACAAAATTATCTACATTATTACAACAAGAAGTAGCAAAATATGAAGGAAAAGTTTTAAATGTTAATCAGAAACGATTAGCTTCTATTACAAGAAGTTTATCTAGTTTAGTAAGTAACTTGTCATCTGGTGAAAATATCAACAGACAATCATTGCAAAGATATTTATCTAATATTTTTTCTACTCAGATTGGAGAATATATAGTATCAAAAGGAGTTGCGAAGGGATTAAATTTAGGATTAAAAGAGATTCGTAATTCTTTAACAGGAGCAACTAATGTCACTGTTGATGAAGGCGATGAAGAATTGCAAAATTTTATTAAAAGCTATGGGCAAAGTGGTTCTCAGGTTTTTAAAACCGATAATAGTTTTCAAGATTTAGAAATTACATTAGAAGATGGAAATACTTTTAATATTAATCTAGGATTAAGTACTAAATGATATAAAGGTAATGGTGGAAATACAGATTCAGTGGCAATAACTACTGAGATTAGTTTTTTAAATAGAATAAATCAATTACTTGATTCAGAAGGTGACAAATATTATGTGTATAACTCTTTAGGTTTAGTAGGACAAGATGATTCTATGTATTCTGCATTAAAGGCAGCAATGGTAGCTAGAAATTTAGATGTCATGATGAGTGGCTTAGGACCACAAGGAGATTTTTCTCAATATATTATTATTAATGGAGAATTTTATTCTATTTGACAAATTATTTTAGCATTAGAAAATTTTAATCATGGACAAGGTTCATATGGAAAGGGAGATGCAACAGATCCAGTAACTATTTCCGCAACTGGCTTAAAAGCAGTTTCAGATATTACAGAACAAGTAAAAGATATTCCAAGTAATTTAATTGCTGCGTATACTAGATCTAAAATGCAAAATCGAATGGTAGAAAATCTTGGTTTAACGGGACATTTTTATCCTAATCGATTAAAAAATATTTTAATTAACGCTAAATAAAAAATTTGACAAATTTCAAAAAAAGTTATATAATATAATTAAAGAGAGAAAAAGGAGAGAATATAATTATGATAAGTTATGCAAATATGAAATTAAAACCTGTAACTTCAACTCATAAATTTGAGTGGAATGGAAATGAGATAGAAATATTAGATTATTTACCTATTGAAGATAAATATGATTTAGTTATGATTACTTTACAAAAATCATTAGAGGATGGATATTATAATCCAATTAGAATTGATCAATTTTTTCATTTACATTTAATTTATATGTACACTAATATTAATTTTACAGATAAACAAAGAGAAGATGAAAATAAACTCTATGATAGTTTAAAAAGTAATGGTTTGATTGATGCTTTTATTGAACAACTTAGTGAAGATGAGTATAATGAATTATACTATTGAATGACAGATGTTAAAGAAGAAATAATTAATTACAAACATTCAGTATCTTCATTAATTCAAAGCTTTATAAATGATTTACCTAAACAAGCAGAAGCTATGAAAGATATTATGGATAATTTTAATCCTGAAAAATATCAAGAAGTAATTAATTTTGCTAAAGCTGCAAATGGCAGAAGAGAAATAGAGTAGGCCAAAATAAATTAATATAAAATCCTTTATTTACAAAGATAGTAAATAAAGGATTTTTTTGTTAGACAAAAAGGAGGAAAAAGGAATTATGGCTAATGTTAATATTAAAGTTGGTTATACAGTTGATAAAAGTGGCTTAAATGAATTAAATAAAATTTTAAGTGATATTATAATTAAAGCAAAAATGCCAGGACAAGAAATGAATAAAGATTTACAAAAAGCTGCAGTAACTGCAAAACAACTTTCTTCAATATTAGATAGAAGTTTTAATAAAGACTTAGGAACAGTAAACGTATCTAAGTTTAATCAAGAATTAATAAAAACCCATATAGATTTAACTACAGTTAAAAAAGATTTAGAAGGCGTTGCAAATGGTAGCACAGCTTTTAATATTTTAAGCTCTTCTATTTTAGGAACAACATCTCAGATTAAAACTGCAAATGAATCTTTAGAAAAAATGGCAACTACGTTAAAAAATACTATTAGATATGGTATATCTTCTAGTGTTTTTAATACTTTTACAAATTCTTTTCAAAAAGCATATGATTATGCTAGAGAATTAAATAAATCTTTGAATGATATTAGAATAGTTACAGATATGTCTGCAGAGCGTATGGAAGATTTCGCAGTTACTGCTAATAATGCAGCTAAGCAATTAGGTGCAAACACATTAGATTATACTAATGCTGCATTAATCTATTACCAACAAGGCTTAAGTGATGAAGAAGCTAGAGCTAGAGCTGAAGTTACTATTAAAGCAGCCAATGTTACTGGACAAACTGGTGAAGAAGTCTCTGAACAATTAACTGCTGTATGAAATGGTTATAAAGTTACTGCAGATGAAGCAGAATTATATGTAGATAAATTAGCTGCTGTTGCTGCAGGAACAGCCGCAGATCTAAAAGAATTATCAGTTGGTATGGGTAAAGTAGCATCTGCCGCAAACTTAATGGGTGTAGATGTTGACCAATTAAATGCTCAGTTAGCTACTATTGTATCTGTAACTAGACAAGCGCCAGAATCAGTTGGTGTTGCATTAAAAACAATTTATGCTCGTATGTCAGATATTCAATCTGGTTTAGATGATGAAACTACACTTGGTAAATACACTGAAAAAATGGCTCAATATGGAGTTAATGTATTAGATGCAAATGGAAAACTTCGTGATATGGGTGATGTTATTGAGGAAATTGGTGGAAAATGAAAGTCATTATCTAGAGAACAACAGGTGGCATTATCACAAGTAATGGCAGGAACTAGACAGTATAATAATTTATTATCATTATTCGATAATTGAGATATGTATACAGATGCCTTAAATATGTCTGCAGATGCAATGGGTACATTACAACATCAACAAGAGATATATTACGAAAGCACCGAAGCCCATTTAAAAAGACTAAAGGCAACATGACAGGATTTATATGACAGTGCTATTGATGATGATGAGGTAAATAGCGGTATAGATTTATTAACAAATTTAATTCAAACTTTTGATAATTTTATAGATTCTTTTGGCGGTGGAATGAAGAGTCTTGCTGGTTTAGGAACTGTTTTTGCAAATGTGTTTAATAAACAAATTAGTACATCAATAACTAATTTCCTTGAAAATCAAACAAAAATGCAACAAAATATTGATTTAATAGAGCAGAAGCGTCAATCAATATTAGCAGGAACATCAACAAAAAATATAGAAGAAAGTCCAGTTGCACAAGCCGAATTAGCTAAATTAGAAACTCAATTAAAATATGCAGAACAAATTCAGCAGGTAGAAAATGGAATTACACAAGAACAAAATATTCAATTAACTAATTTGCAGAATCAAATTGCTGAATTAGAAAAAGAAGCAGTATTAATTGAAAAACGTTCAGAAGAAACGCTAAAGGATAAATTAAGTGCTGAAGAATATGAAGAGTATATAAAATTATTTGATGAAGAAGATAATGAACAATTAAATTTAAAATCAGTATGACAAGAAAGAATTGAATTAAGTGATAATGCATTAAGAAATGGTGAAGAAGAACTAAAGAATTTAAAAGAGCAATCTAAAGAGTTAGAAAAGCAATTAAATGACTTAGATAAAGCTAAAAATGTAAATGCTGAAAATGCAAAAATACAAGGTACTATTAATAAATTGGTGGGAGACGAAAGTACACTTTCTAAGGAGAATTTAAGATATTGAACTAATGGAGTTAAAATTAGTGAACTAAATGCTGAAGAAAGAAAAAAAGTTTTAGAATACGCAAAAAAAATTGTTGAAGAACAAGAGGAAGAAAATGAAAAAATAAGACAAGGTAATGAGGAGTTAAAAAATAAAAATAATATTATTCAACAAAGTTTTCAAGCTCAACAACAAGCAGATGTAAAACGTAGTCAAGCAGGACTTTTAAATGTAGAATTTGAAAATACTATGGAACAGGCGCAAAGAGCTACAAGTATTGCTGAAAAAGTTATGGGAATTACAGGAAGTTTATCTACTTTGGCTATGACTTGAAGTTCAATAAATTCATTATTTCAAACTTGAAATGATAAAACAGCAAACATTGGAGATAAGATTACTCAAACTTTTATAACAATGGGTATGGCTCTACCAATGCTTTTATCTGGATTAAATTCTCTTGGCAAAGCATTTGGACTTAATACAACTATAATGCAAGCTTTAAACACTTCTCATAAAGCAAAATTAGCATTAGACAATGCGGATATCGCAGCAACAAAAGCTAGAAACGTTGAAGCAATAAAAGATCAAGTTGCACAAAGAGCTCTTAATAAATTAAGAGAAGAAGGCGTTCTAACTTCATCTTTATCAGTAAAAGTTCTTAATGAAGAGACAAAAGCGAAATTAATAAATAAAGTAGCAACAGATGCTGATAAAGCTGCAATAAAACAGGCAACTATTGCTCAAAATGCTTGAAATGCATCTCTATTAGCAAGTCCATTATTTCCTTTTATCGCAATATGCATGGCAGCTGCAGCCGCAATAGGAATAGTTACTTCCGCAGTTAAAGCAAATAATGAAGCAATAATTGAAAAAGCCGATAAAGATATTGAAGAAGCAAATAGAATTCAATCTGAAACAGATAGTAATGGAAAATTATATGATAGCTTACTTAAATTACATCAACAGTATAAAGAAGGTGCAACAACAAGAGATGAGTTAGAGGCAAGTATTGATTCTCTTGTAAAAAAGTATGATATTGAAGGTGCCGCACTAGATAAATTAACAGGTAATTATGATAACTTAATAGAAAAGATAAAACAGGCAAGACTAGATGAATTAGATGAAGCTAAAAAGTCTGCGGCTAATGAATTAAATGCTATATCTTCAAAGATAGAAATAGAATCTACTAAAGGATTATCTGCTGACGCAATAGGAGGGCGTTATCATTTAAATCTTTCTAAAGGTTTATCTTCAAAAGATGAAGAAGAAATGATGAGGGCGTTAACAGAAAATAATATTAATATTAGAGATGCAAATAGCTATGCTCCTATTATTCAAGCTGATTCTTCTAAAGCAAAAGATATTGTTCAATTATATGAACGATTAAATAATGCATTAGCGCGTTATCGTGAATTAGTTCCAGACTCAAGAAAACAACAAGAATCTGAATTATATAAAGGTATTAATAAACATGTTGAGCAAATGAAAGGCTCTATTGAGCAATACCGACAAGCACAACAAGATTTAGAAAAATATACTTCAGAATATGAAATAGCAAATCAAAAAATAGATTTTTATGATGTAAAAAATTTAAAAGATTACTCTGATAAAAGAGAGCAATTATTTAATCAATTAGAAAAAGCAACAGGAAAAAATCCGAAAGAATTAAATAAAATGATTGAAGATTTTGTTGATACACAATATCAAGGTTCTTTAAATAAGTATGAAGAGCATTATCAAGCAGTAGAAGAGATGATATCAAAGATAGGAGAATCTACTACCGATGAATTTAAAACACAATTGCAAGAGCTAACAAATGATGAATTTGATGCTTTGCAAGAGTTATTCGCTAATAATAAAATCACAATTGATTCTAAGACTTCTATTGAGGAATTAAAACAATATATAAGTCAAGCTCAATTAGTAGCACAAGAGAATTCAATCCAATTGAAGGTAGATAGTTCTAATAGTTTATATGAAAAATTAGAAGGCGGAAAGAATGATAAGAAAGAGCTTGAAGAACTTGAAAAAGAATATTCTGAGTTAGCAAATATTAGAAATAAAAATTCTGATGAATATTTACAAAAATTAATAGGTATTCGTGAAGCTTTAGAAGATGAATTAGCTATAATAAAACAGCTAAAAACCAATGAGGCTATTGAAGGGGCAAACAATTCATTAAGTGAATTAAAAGATGTTTATCAATCGTTAGCAGATAAAGAAGGATTGGTTACAGAAATAGATGTTAATGCTAATGTTGATAAGGCAACTGATGCAATTCAAGATGTATTAGATGCGGATTATGAAACAACTATATCTGTTAAAGCTGATATGGATAGCGATTATAATTATATTATTGATACTATTTCTAATGCTGAGAAAATAGTATCTAAAATTGGAGAAGATTTTGTTGTAAGTAATGAAAATTTAAGAGATTTAAATAATGCTTTTCCTGGAATATTAGCTAATATTACAGATTTACATAATGGAACTTCAAGATTAAGTCAAGAAGCTGTTGAAACAACAATGAACAATTCAAAGGCGGTAATAGCAACAACTACTCAAGAGGCTGTTACAAGAATGAAAGCGGAACAGCAAGTTGCTCTTGGCAAGGCTGAATCTGCAGAAAAAATAGCTACATTAGCTAATCAATTAGCTAAAAATGAAACTATGACTGAGCAAGATAAAGCTACTGCAATTGGTCAAATTCAAGATGAATTAGGAAAATTTGAAACAGAAGTAGATAAAGAAACTAATGAAAAGATAATAGACAATGAAGTTGCTGTTGTAGATAATGCAAACACTAATAATCAAATTTTAACAGATAACGCAGCAAGAGCTTACTCAAGTATGGCACAGAATTCTCAAGAATATGCTGAACAAGCTATTGCTAATATATCTGCAATTAATTCAGCAGCTGCAGGTGGAGAAGGTGGAACCCCTACTTATTCAGCTATATCAAGTCATTATACTGGTAGTAGCGGAAAGTCTCAAAAAGATTTATTATCTAAGTATGAAGGTGGAAAGAATTTAGACTTAACAACATCAACAGATCAGTGAAAATCTTTAGCAGATAATGCAGCTGCTCAAGCAAAAATATATAGAGATATTTATAATGATTATACTGGAATGATTGCTCAATTATCTTCAAGTGTTTCTGATATAGATGATATCTATAAAAATGTAAGTGCTGGTAAAGGCGGTAAATCAACTTCAAATTTAGGAAAAGGCGGAAAAGGAAGTGGCTCTGATTCAAAGAAAAAGCCTGACCAGATGGAATATCTTAAAAAAGAGATTGATCGCTATCATGATGTAGAAATCCAACTAAAACAAATAGAAACTAGTATGGATAAATTAAATTCTCAAAAAGATAAATTATTTGGAAAAGATTTAATTGGAAATTTAAATAAACAAATAGCATTATTAAATAAACAAATAGGCACAAGCGCAGCAAAGATGGACATTGCAAAAGATGAGGCTTCAGAATTGAAAAATGCTTTATCTACAAAAGGAGTTGCTTTTAATTCTGATGGAACTATTGCTAATTATGCTCAAGTTTATACTTCACAATTAAATTATGTAAATGGTATTATTGCTCAATACAATTCTATGAGTGCGGAAGCTCAAGAAGGTTTTAAGAATACTGTTGAACAAGCAAAAAAAGATTTTGATACTTTTGTTAAGGATATAGATAGATATGATGAAGTTGTTACAGATTTAATTCCAGGACTTGAAAAAGATATTCAATCTGCTATTGATGAAAAAATAGATTTACAAATTGAGAAATTTGATATGGAAATTGAAATTAGATTAGACCTTGCTGAAGCTGAAAGAGATTGAAATGATTTTAAAAAGAAAATTATTGATGAGATTGAAGATGATGATATACTTGGAAATGCAATGGCTAGACTAGTGGACTTTTCTTCTTATTATAAAGATGATAATACTGGTATAGTTCAAGCACTAAGAAAACAGGTAGATAATACATTAACTGAATTAAATCAGATGGATAATGGCGGATGGTCTAGCGTGTATGGAGATAATAGAACTGCCGCATTAGAAGACTTAAAGAAATACTATGAAGAATTAATGGAAAACCTTGAAGATGTATTAGAACTTCAAAAAGAAATTCATGAATCTTATTTAGATATGATGGACGAAGCTCAAGAAAAATTCGATGAGCAGATTAAATCTTATGAAATGATTAGTGATTTAATAGACCACGATATGCAAGTTATTTCACTAGTTTATGGAGAAGAGTCTTATGGACAATTAGCTAAATACTATGATAAACAACAACAGAACTTTAATAGTCAATTAGATTTTCAAAGACAACAAGTGAATTTTTGGAGAGCTCAACTAGATGCTCTTGATGAAGGTTCTGATGCTTGAGAAAATGCAAAAGAAAAATGACAAGATGCTGTTGGAGAACTTAATGATTTAATTGAAAGTTCTATTAAAAATTTACAAGATAAATATTTAAATGCAATTAATTTAATTTTTCAAAACTTAAATAACAAAGTTACAGATGGATTAGGATTAGATTATATTGAAGAAGAATGAACATTAATTAATAAAAATGCAGACCAATATTTAGACACAATTAATTCATTGTATGAAGTTCAAAAACTTGAAAGTAAGTATTTAGATGCTCTTGATAATACCGATAGTATTTCCGCGCAAAGACAACTTAAAAAGATTATGGACGAAGAACTTGCGGATTTACGCGAACGTGATAAACTTACTGAATATGATATAGAAAGGGCAAATAAAAAATATGAAATTGCTTTAAAACAAATTGCTCTTCAAGAAGCTCAACAAAATAAAACAAAGATGAGATTAAGAAGAGATAGTCAAGGTAATTATAGATACGAATATACAGCAGATGGAGACCAAATTGGTCAACTACAGAATGAATTAAATGATTTATATAATTCTCTTTATAATTTTGATAAATCAAGATATCAAGATAATTTAAATCAAATGTATGAAGTTTGAGTTGAATTCCAAGAAAAAATGGCGGAAGCTGCTCAGATAAATGATCCAGTTGCAAGAAGTGAAAGAGAGCTATTATTGCAAAATCAATATGAGCAATTAATTAATGGTTTAACAGAACAAAATACAACAGTTAGAGAAAATTTACATGAGTCTGCTTTTAATGATTTATCTAGATTATATGATGTAGATGTATCTAATTTCCAAAATATGTCAGACCAGGAAAAAGAAGTTTTAATGGGTGATTTAATACCTTACTGAGAATCTGGAGTTCAACATATGACTGAAGTGTTTGCTGGTGAAGATGGATTTTTAGGAGTATGTAGAGATGCTTTTGATCAACTTCATGATGCAACTAAAGATTATGAAGATGGGTTAGATGAGCTAGAAAATACTGGTAGAATTGATTTTGAAAGTATCGGAGAAGGTATCGATCAAAATATTGAAAGAACTCAACAATTAATTACTGATAATAATGAATTAATTAATAGCTATGAACAAGAATTATCTGCAATTAATAATGTTATTGGTGAGCTTGATAATTTAGTTGATAAGTATAATGCTGCTAAGGATGCGGCAATAGCTGCTACAAAAGCCGCATATGAGTATTGGTCAGAACAACAAAGACAAGCTGCGGACGCCGCAAATAAAGAAAATGCGAAGTCTAGTGCTAGTTCATCTAGCAGTTCAAATAATAATTCTAATTCAGGTTCTAGCGGAAGTGGAGGTTCTGGTTCAAGAGGAGATGGAAATTTAGTTGTTGGAGATACAGCTACATTTAATGGACAATATTATTATGATTCTTATGGAACCTCTCCTGCCGGAAGTAAATATTCTGGAGTTGCAAATGGAATTGTTGTAGATAGAATTGTTGGAAATCCATATGGAATTCATATTCACAGTGCAGATGGAAAATATAGAGATTTAGGATGAATTAAAAAATCTCAATTATCTGGATATGACACAGGAGGATATACTGGAACATGAGGTAATGAAGGTCGTTTAGCATTACTTCATCAAAAAGAGTTAGTATTAAACAAAGAAGATACAGCTAACATGCTTGATGCAGTTAATATTATAAGAAATATTACTGGTTTACTAGGAAATTCAGTTTTAGGCAAATTAGCTGCGGCAACCGCAGGTAATTTTGGAGCTAATGTTGGAAACGATGTGTTAGAACAAAATGTTCATATAGATGCACAATTCCCTAATGTTAAAGACTCAAGAGAAATAGAAGAAGCTCTTAATAATTTAGTAAATATGGCAAGCATGAGAGCTAATAAAAGGTAATCGAAAGATTACCTTCTTTTTTATTTTGGGTAAATATAAATAATATTTTTAACAAAATATTGAAGAAAAATAAGAGTTTCTGAGAGAAAAGGAGATGACAAGGAGTGAAATATGAAAATCAAATACTTGATGCTATTGAAATGATTGTAGATAAAAGCGTTAAAACAGCCGGATATGATAAAACAGTTCAAGCGAAGATTATTAGTTGTGAAGATCCAACTATTGGTAAATATAAGGTTAGATATCAAGATAGCAATTTTTATGCATATTCAGGTAGTTCTGAAATTAGTTATATGGAAGGCTCAGAAGTTTATATCTTAATTCCTAATAACGATATGAGTAGAGATAAAACTATTTTAGGTGCAGTAAGTAAATTAGGAAAAGATTATGCAGTTTCCGCAGAAGGAGAAGAGGCTTTTGAAATAATTGGTAATAATTGTGTAGAAGATAATAAAGAATATAATTTATGCTCTTATAAAACTCAAGAATTTATAATATATCAATATGGTGTTGAATCTGCTAATAATTTAAGACTTAACTTAAAAAGTGCAGAAGAATATATAAAATCATCAACTTCAATAATTTTAGCAGCTACAATAAAAACTAGCTTGCCTACTGAACAACAATTTAGAGGTAACTATGGAATTTTATATGAAATGATTTTTAAAGATAATGCAACAGGAGAAACTGTTACAAGAAACTATGCTCTTGATGTAAATCAGTTTGAAGGCAACCCATATAAAATGCCAAACTTTAAAAGACAAGTTGGTATATTTGAAATAGATGGCGTAAATTTCCAAAGAATAGAAAAAATTAAATTATTTTGTTATGATTTCCCAAATCAAAATGAAAATAAACCTAATGATATAGTAATTAAAGATTTTGAAATATGCGGAAGTAAAGCTTTAAGCGTAGCAGATCTAGAATCATGTAGCTTAAGTTTTATAACACCTCAAGGTGTTTATTTTGATAATAATGACTTACCTAGCGCAACTAGAACATTAATGGCGCAAGTAAGAGTTAAAGGTAAATATATTAATCCAGATACTCAAAAATTACCATACTATTGGTTCGTTGAGAATAATAGTGTAACAAGTATGAGTGAAGATTTTAATGCTTATGGTGGACAAGGATGAAAATGTTTAAATCAAAAAAATGTAATTAAAAATTCATCTGCAGGAATAGCACCTGTAGTAGAATGAATTCCGGCAGATTTTAAATATACAATAAAGAAAAGTGATAGTGAAGCAAGGGAAATTAAATATAAATGTGTAGTTATTTATAATAATATTCAATTAAGTAGAATAATTACAATAACTAATTATTCATCTAATTATGAAATTAGTATAGAAAGTGATAAAGGTAAACAATTTTATTATGATATAGGAAATCCTACTTTAACTTGTAAAATTAATGGGCAAGAGTCAACTAGTAATGAATATACATATCAATGAATTGAAATAGATAATAATAATAATTTTTATGTACTAGGAGAAACGACTGAAGATAATACTATTTATAACAATGCGGTTGCAGGTTATACGCAACTTAAAGCTGATATTAAAGCAGAAAGAGCGATGACTGCCGCAAGTCAAGCACAATTAAATCAATACTTGACAACTATAAATAGCTATGATAAAATAATGAGAGTAGAAGGTAGAAAAATATATCATTTACAAGTAAATACAATAACTAATTTTAGTACTTATAAATGTTCAGTTTATCATAATGGTATTTACATAGGTACTTCTTCTATTGTTATTAGAAATGATTTAGATAAGAAAGATGCTTATAGTTTAGTAATAACTAATGGTTCTCAAACTTTTAAATATAATGAGTCTGGAGTATCTCCATCAAGCAGTAGTTTAGATAATCCACAAAGTATTTTACCATTAAGTTTTACAGTTTATGATAATTTAGGTAATCCTATTGATGATGATGTAATTAGCAAATCTAGCATCAAATGAATTGCTCCTTTAGAAAACACTTTGATTAAAGTGAAAGAAAATGAACAATATCAATGAATAACACAAGATGATTCTATGATTATTGAAAATAAAATGGAAATCTATTATACAATAAGAGATAAATATGATATTAAAAAGACTAATAATAATATTAAGTTAATAGTTGATTACAAAGGAATGAATTTAGTTGCAGAAACTGATTTTACTTTTGTAAAAGAAGGTGAACCTGGAACTAATGGAACTGAATTTGTATGTAAAATAGTTTCTAATACTCAAGATATTAATTTTGGTTATCCAATGGTGTTGAATGGAAATATTAATTATACTCCTAGACAAAGTGGTCAGTGATTTACTGCAGAATTGTGGCACAATGGAGTGAAGATTTATCCTGGAACTGTAGCTGGTCAAACTACTGAAGGAAAACCAATTAATATTAAATGAAGTATATTAAGAAATAAATATACAACTACTCAATGAGATGAGACTAGTTTAAGTGTTACAGAAAGTGGAAAATTTACTTATAATGGATATAAGGGAGGAAATTCTCCTGCTAATATAGTAAAAGTAATTATGACTTATGATAATATTGAATATTATTCTACAATGCCAGTAATAACTGCAACTGCGGGAAGTGGATATGGAGTTTCATTAATTGAGGGTTCTGGTTTTAGATATGCAACTTATAGCTCTGATGGCCGAAGACCGCAATATGATAATTCTAATCCTTTTGAATTGAAAGTAACAAAAATAATAAATAATACAGTTGAAGATATTAGTAATTTAACAAAAACTAATGCAGTTAATTACGATTGAAATATAAAAGGAAGATTATGAGATCCAACTGCTAACAATGGCAGAGGAGATTGAGTAAATAGTCTTCATTTAGGAATTTATAATAGATCTGATGGGACTTTATCTAGATCTCAAGCTTCATTTAAGCCTCTTGATAATTTTGACGGCGAGTGTGTTACAAACGGACTTGAGTGCATTGTAATGAATAATAGTGCAGTTGAAGTTGCAAGAATTCATATTCCAATTCATTTATTATTAAATAAATATGGTAATGCTGCAATTAATGGTTGAGATGGAAATAGTGTTAGTATAGATAAAAATGGAAATGGTGTTATATTAGCTCCGCAAATTGGTGCTGGTAGAAAAGAGTCTGATAATAGCTTTACTGGTATGATAATGGGCAGTGTAAAAGAAGCTGGAAGAAATGATCAAGACGTTGGATTATTTGGTTATAGCTATGGAGAAAAATCTATATTTTTAAATAGTAAAAATGGTTCAGCAATATTTGGTAAACAAGGAAAAGGACAAATTATTATAGACCCAGTTAGTAGTGCTTACTTGTATAGCAATAGCTTTTGAAATAGTTATCATGCTTCTGGAGATAATGTTGGTTTACCTATTACTAATTATTCTTATAATACTCAAACTCATAAATATAATGGTCAATCTAGCGAGGGGATGTTAATTGATTTAAATACTCCACGTATAGTTTGAGGAAATGGTAATTTTGCTATTGATGAAAATGGACATTTAACCGCAAAAGGCGGAGGTACTATTGCAGGATTTAATATAGATGATGATTCTCTTTATACTGGAGCTAAAAATAGTAGTAACAATGTTAGATTTTCAAGTAATAGTGGTTTATTCAGTAGGACAATTAATGGAGTAAATAGAGACAATTTAAATTTAGCTATTAATAATAAATTTGCTGTTGATAGTAGTGGTTCATTATATTCATCTAGTGGTGAAATAGGTGGATGAACTATTAATGGAACTGAATTGCAAAGTAACAATGGAAATACACATATCGCTGCGAGTGGTGCTTTAAGAGGACCAAACTGAAGTATTGATTCAAATGGTAATGCTACTTTTAGTAATATTAAGATTACAAGTGGTGCTTATAGCAGTGCTAGAGGTGATTTAATTGATTATGGAAGTAGATTTAGAGTAGAAAGTAATGGTACTTTACATGCTAGTAATGGTCAATTTAGTGGAAATATATCTGGTTCTAGTATTAGTGGAGGAACTATGCATGGTTCTGCAATTACAGGTAGTACAATAGATATATCTTCTAATGGTGGATATTTACAAATGGGGGCTGGCTCAAAATGAACAAAGCATCCTGCAGTTTCTGGATTAAATGTTTGAGATGGACGGAGTAAATATTACAAATGGAACTTTAATTTTGACTGGAGATGGAAGATATAGTAATATTTATTCTTTAAAAGGATTAGATAACATTCATTTTCTTAATATGAGTGGAAATGAAATTCCTTGTGGGGACAAATATTATACATCTTTTTTAGATTTAGTAGGTGTTCTTAGATATTGTAGAAGTCAAGGATGATATGACGCTCCATAGATATTATAAAAAGGAGATAAAAGGATATGATTTTTAGAGATTTTGAACAAAAGATTGTAAAAATTGTTAATGAGAGTGGAATGTCAATAGATGCGATATATTTTATTATGAAAAATATAATGCGTGAAATTGAAGAAAAATATTTTGAATATTGTAGAATAGAAGATGCGGCAGCCGCACAAAAATCTAACTCTGAAGATGAAAAATCAGCTGTCGCAAACAAGAATGAAGAAGGGACAAATTAGGATAAATAATTTGTCCCTCTTTTTATATAGTATTAGAATTGAATGAAAAATTTAAAATAAAGGAGGAAAAAATGGATAAATTAAAATATATAAAACTAGAACAGCAAGATGGCTCATATAGTACTCCTATTCCATTATCTGTTGATGCTGAACATATAGATATGGAAGATGGAGAAACTTTGGTTAATAAGTTAAATAAAAAACCTTATTATTATAATACTGTTGCTGATATGAAAGCTGATATTAAATTAAAAGCTGGAGATATGGCAATTACTTTAGGTTATTATTCAAAAAATGATGATGGTGGAGCTGAATATATAATTAGAACAAAAACTCAAAGTGATATTGACGATGGAGGCAGTATTCATGTTATTATGAGTAGTTTAGTTGCGGAATTGATTATTAAGAATGAAATTAATATTAAACAATTTGGTGCTAAAGGCGATGATTTTACAGATGATACTATATCAATTCAAAATGCAATAAACTTGTCTAGTAAAAATAAAATAAAATTAGTTATTCCTTTTGGAATATTCAGGGTTGAAAGTTTAAATTTAAAATCAAATACAAAAATTATAGGTTTAAGTAAAACGAATTCTGTTATAAGAAGAATTAGTACGTTTAATACAGATAATTATGGAAATAATTATAGAACAGGATATATAATAGGATATTATCCTCAGGATGACAGCAGAATAGAAAATATACATATTTTTAATTTTTGTATTGATGGAATTAAAAATGAATTAGAATATTCAAATCAAGATTATCAAAGGAATGCGATAACTAACAATATTTATATTAGATTATGCGATAATTTGATTATTGATAATATGATTATAAAAAATTCATCTAAATCAGGAATTAATGTAAAAGCTTCTAATTTTGTAAATATAAAAAATAGTAATTTTAATAATAATGGAAACAATATTGAAGGAATTGATGCTAATGGAATTACTATTACAGGAAATTATTATAGTGATAAAGATTTAATGAAATATGAATATCTTTGCAATCACATTTTAATTTCAAATAATCAATGTTATGAAAACACAGATGAGGGAATAGCGTATTGTAATTGTAATGATATTATTATTGAAAATAATAGAATTACAAATAATGCTGATAGAGGGATTGAAGGTGACTCGACAACATTTACAAAAAATGCCGAAAAATTAAATATTCAAATAGTTAATAATTTTATTGATAGTAATGCTACAAACGGTATTACAGAGTATTCTTCAGCCCAAAACATTAACTATATATGTAAAGGTAATATTATAAGAAATGTAAATGATATTGCAATAGGAATTGGAATTGAAAGTGATGATCACGCTAATATTATTATTGAAAATAATATAATTGAAAATTGTGAAAATCAGCCTTTTAATATTGTAACTAGTAATATAATTTGTAATAATAATATACTTAAAAATGCAAAAGGAAGTATTACTATATCAGGTCAATTTAATGTAGAATTTAATTCGAATATTATTGATAACTCAGATATATATAGTAATTCTATATATATTAAATCTGATGAACTAATAAAAATTAGTAACAATAATATTAATAACTACTTAAGAAATATTACAATTCAAAGATTTAATTCAGATACATCAGAAATAAAAAATGTTATTGTAAATGATAATATAATAAAGAATTTAATAAATCTTGTTGTTGTTAGCAATAACATACAAAATATGACAATAGATAATAATATTTGTGATGATACTAGAGATACACCATTATTTCAAACTATATTAAGTATTAGTAATAATACTACTGTAACAAATTGTAACATAACTAACAATAACGATAAAAAAGCTTTATATGGTTTAGATATAACAAAAATTACAAATTTACGAAGAATTAATAATTCAAAAGATATTTATACTAATTTATCAACTAGATATATGCCTTCTGCTAGTGCAACATACCAAAAGAAAGGCGATATTGCATTTAATACTAATATAGCTTCAGGTAATCCAGTTGGTTGGATTTTTGATGGAACTGAATGAAAAGCTTTTGGAACAATTTTATAAGTATAGGTGGTTTATATAATAAAATTATTCAATTCGACAAATAAAACTTATAGTTTAAATGGGGATATAGTAATTATCCCTACTAAAACCAAAGTTTATAAAGAAGAAAATGAAGAAACTAAAGAGTAGCTTTTTAATAAGCTACTTTTTTTTATTTTGGACTAAAATTAATAATTTTAATTTATTTTTTTTTAAATATAATTAGAAAGATATAAAGATAAAAAGGAGGTTTCTTATTTTTATGAATAAAATTAAAACAATAAAAATTAAAAATCAAGATGATACGCTTAGTGAAGAGACTTATACTATTGCTGCAGATGCTATAAATATAGATATGAAAAATGGTAAAGATTTACAACAAACTATCGGTAATATAGATATAGATAATGATGATAATATAGCTAATCAATTAAAAAATAAAATAAATAAAAATGATATTGTAGATAATTTAGATAGCACAGATTCTAATAAAATATTAAGCGCTAACCAAGGTAAAATACTTGGAGATAATATAGATACTTTAAAAATATCTAATAATAAAAAAACTTATTTTTGTAAGACGATTGCAGAAATGATTGCAGATAATAAATTAAAAAATGGAGATTTAATAATTACAGAAGGTTATTATAGTGTAAATGATGGCGGTGCCGCAGAATACTTAATAAGAAATATAAAAAGTGATGACGTAAATGATGGTGGAAGTATTCACTTTTTAAATAATGGTTTGGTTGCAGAGTTAATAGTTAAAAATAATACAATTAACATAAAACAATTAGGGGCAAGAAGTCAAGATAAAAATAATAATAAATATGATATTGTTCCATATCTTCAAAAGTATATAAATATTCTTGATAAAAAAGTAAATAGAATTAAATTGTACATTCCTTCAGGAATATGATATTGTAGTGGATATAAAATAACTAGAAAAGATGGCTTTGATATATATGGGGATTTTGGTTTTTGTATACATAGAGCAGATGGAACTGTAATTACATCTTTATATAATAACCAAGAATATATTTTACAAATAGGTGATAGTGATAAAAAAGTTCAAAATTGAAATTTAGAAAATATAATTTTTTCTTCTGCAGATTTTAGTTTTAGGGAAGATTTGAATTGTTTTGTCTATAACACTTCAACTTTAAAAACTATTACTGGACAGGTTTTAAGATTATTATATGCAGTTTTCGGAAGAACAGATAACTTATTCTTTTTATATATCAAAGGAAGAGCTTTTAAAATGGCTTCATGTTGAGAAATATATTTTGGATTAATGAATTTTAGACATGTGTCCGCATTAAATAGTTCAATTTTTTGTATAGGAACTGTAGATAAAACACTAGATGAAAATGCTAATATTACTGCATGCACTTTTGAAAAAATGATGTTTGAAGCTGTACATGGAGATTTAATTGAGGCAGAAAGAAGATGTTCTTTTGGAAATAATCATTTTGGAGTTATAAATTTTGAAGATTATAGATTAACAAGTGTTGCAGGAGAGACTTTCCAATATACAATTTACACAGATGAAATTTTAGAGACTTTTGATGATGAAGCTTGTTATCATCAATCAATTTTTAAATTAGATGCTGGTAGTGATACAAATTTTGTTATTGATAATCTTGAATTAAATAATGTTTCTTATAGATATATGGAAAAAAATGGTAATACATATTCTTATGATACTATTATGAGTGTTTTAGGAGAGTTTACAAGTTATAATTGTATTATTAGTAATATTTCTATTTCTGGAATGACAAAAGATATGCGAATTTTAAGAATTCCTACAGATGCACGACCTTATAATCGTTCTTTTTTTCAAGTTGATTCTATTGCAAACAACACATTAAAAAATTTTTATTTTGATGTTAATTATGGATATGGTATTAAATGTAATGCTGAATTAAGAGGTGCTAATAATAATATTCCAGTATTAAATGGAAATATAGTTGCTTTTAATGATATGACATATAGAGTAACAACTCCATATTTATTTAGAGATGAAAAAGCATTAAATAAAACTCAATTATGTATAAAAATAACAACTAGTTCAAATTTTAAATTTTTAGTTTCATCTCAAAATATCTTAATAAGAGCAAAGATACCAAATGGGGAAACAGCAAGTTTAGGACTAATTCACCCAGACCAACCTAGTAAATATTTACATTTAAGAATGTTAGGAACGGGTTCTTTTGAGAACTATATTTTTGATATTTCTTCTAAATTTGATATTGGAGACCTTATTGATTTTAGATTGTCTAATTCAGACCCTCAAGCAACAACAGAAGATTGCTTATTAGATTATTATATAACATATTAAATAAATAAGGAGGTTTAAAATGAGTAATTCAAATTTAGTAAATGTAAGAATACCTGCTTACAGTGGAAATTATACAATAGGTAGAAGTGGCAGAAAAATAGAAGCGATAACAATACATCATATGGCTGGTATATTATCAGTAGAACAATGTGGAAACATATTTAAAACACCTGGAAGAAATGGTTCTGCTCATTATGGAATAGGTTCAGATGGTAGAATAGGATTGTATGTAGATGAATCTAATACAGCTTGAACAAATTCAAATTGAGATAGTAATTGTAAATCAGTAACTATTGAAACATCAAATTGTGAAATTGGTGGAAATTGGGCAGTATCAGATGAGGCTTTAAATAGTTTAATTAAATTAGTTGCAGATATTGCTAGAAGAAACAACTTAGGTAAATTAGAACTTAGAAAGAATTTAACATGACATAGTCTTTTTGCTAACACAAGTTGTCCTGGACCTTATTTAAAAAGTAAATTACAATATATATGTGATGAAGCTAATAAAATTAATAATGAACAACCATCATCACAACCAGTAGAACCAGATTACACTGGTGTTATAATTTATCAAGCACATACAAATAATTGACTTCCAGAAGTAAATAAATGTGATGAAACATTAGATGGTTATGCTGGGTTAGATAATAATTTTATTACTGGATTTAGATGTAAGCCACAATTTGGAGAAATAATTTATGAAGCGCATACTCTTAATGGAGGCTGATTAGGAGAAGTAAATAGTAAAGATTATAAAGTTAATGACGTAAATAATGGATTATCTTACGCTGGAATCTATGGAACCCCACTAGATGCAATTAGAATAAAATCAACAAAAGGATATGTTGACTATAGAGTAAAAACAGCAAAACGTGGTTGGCTACCTTGGGTTAGACAATATAATGGATATGCAGGAAACTTTGGAGAAGCAATAATAGGAATTCAAATGAAATAGCGGGAAGCCGATATAAGAGAGAATATCGAGATTAAAAATCTTTAGTCGACACCCGCCACGGAGGTATAATTATGTGAGATATGATTTTAAATACTTTGCAAATAATGGGATACTTAGGAATAGTCTTAGGTATCCTTGCTATTGTTAATATTACAACACAAACATTAGTTAATGTATGAAATAATAAAGAAAAATTTGATTGAAAGAAAATGATAAAAGGTATTATTAAAGTTTTAGTATTTTTTATTAGCTCTACTTTTGTTGCAATAGCTTTTACAATATTACCTTTTATTAATTTAATGATAACTAATTCTTTTGGAACTGAATTAATTTCAAATGAATTATTAAATACTTTTTCAAACGTAGGAGTTTTAGCTATTGTAATTTCAACTATTACAATACAAGCAAGAAAGGCACTTGATGGTGTTTTAAAATTAGCAAATATTAGTTCAAATATAGAAGAAAATAAAAATAGTTAATATTTTATAAGAGGGCAAAATAATAAAATATTTTTGCTCTCTTTTTTATATCTTATTAGATAAATTTTAATAATATATATAGAATGGAAGGAGATGCTTTATGGCAGATTTAATTAAAAAAATAAAAATTAAGAAGCAAGATGGCACTTTTACTGATTATATACCTATTGGTGCAGATGCTAGTAATGTTAATGTAGATGGCGAATCTGTTCAATATAAACTAAATAAAAAACCTTATTATTATAATACTGTTGCTGATATGAAATCTGATACCAGGTTAAAAGCTGGAGATATGGCAATAACACTTGGATATTATGAAGTAAACGATGGTGGTGGTGCTGATTATTTGATTAGAACTAAAGTTGAAAGTGACGTTGATGATAACATATTAATAATTTTTATAGGAAATGAATTAGTAAGTGAAAAAATAATAAATAAATATGATATAAAATTTAAACCAAAAATTTACTATTCTGTAAATTGGGCAGGTCAAAGCAATGGTATTGATTATACCGCACCTATATCTTCAAGAAATAATGTTTTAAAGAGAATGAAAGAATGCTCAATGAATGGATTTATTTTGCCAATTCAAACAAAATATAATAATTCTAATTCAAAATTTGAAATAATAAATGATTTAGATACTGATTTAGAATATGCATTAAAATCTGCACAAAATGGTGTGCCTTTACATGCTTTAAAAATTCATCATGCTAATTATTCAATGTCTCAAATCATATCAAATAAAACAAATTTTATAAATAATATGAAGGAAATTATTGATACTTTATATAATAAATTTGGCAAAATAGCTGATATTGAATATTTAACAATATTAAATGAATTGACATCAATGTTTATAAATACTGAAAATGACTCATTAATCATTGAACTAATGAATTATGTACAGCAAAAAGGATATAAAACGGGAATAACATCAGCTGGTTCAAATTATTTTAACAGAATATCTGATAATATTTTAAATGCTAGTGATATAATTGCTTTAAATGAATACGTAAGAATAGGAAGTAAAAGAGATGCAACTACAGTTAAAGACAGTATTAATGCATGGAATGAAGCACCATACAATTCAATTTTAGAATATTATAAAGGAAGATACAAAGATAAAAAGTTTATAATAAGTGAAACAGGCTGTATGAACTATTGGGAAGCACTGCAAGCACCTTCTTCATGGAATTTTACAAGTGAACCTGCAAAAGATGACATGGCACAAAAAATATATTATGAAGGAATGTTTAATCAATGTAAATATGTAGACGAAGTATGGCTATGATTTGAGTTACCTGATAAATCAATATTTGATAAATATTTGAAAGGAGTGAATTAATATATGAATGAAATAAAAGATATTTGTAGTTCATGGTCATTATATTCAACGGTATATTATCCAATGTTACAGTATAGAAAGTACGATGGTACTCCTATATATGAAAATTGTGAATTTGTTGCAATAATAAAAGAGACTATAAACAATATTCCTTACTTTGCAAAGATATATATTAAATTAAATGAAAATACTCATATTGTTAAAGAATTAGAAAATTACAATAAAATGATTGATTGGGAAGTAATAGAAAATGGAGACTTTTATCAATTAGTTGTTAAAGGAAAAACTTCAACATCAAATGATTATATACAAGTAAAACTTGAAAATTATAGAAATAGAGGATTTGTTGAACTTTTAAATTATAAAGAACCTTTTTCAATAGATGGTTACACAAAAGTTATTAAAACTCCATTAGTTGAATTTATAAGAAGTGGTTGTGCAGCTTTAAGTTATAAATATTTTGGAAGTGTTACTGTATACAATCAACAGTACAATATATCAAAATTTATTGTTTTACAAGAAGATACGCAACGTAATACAATATTATATGCCGAATTTATATTACGTGTAATTAATGGCACACCTATATTAATATTGGGTACACATAGTTCTGATTTTACAACTTCTTATATCAATATCCATGCTGTAAAAGAAGGGGGAATTATTAAATTGTATTGGCAAAATCTTTATTCTTCTATTACTAATCATATATTAATTAAAAAATTAGTTGACATGAATAGTTCGTCAAATGAATTTACTTTAGATAATAGTGAGAATAGTATTAGTTCATTAACACCTACGGTTTCATTACTTTAATTGTTTAAAATATACTACTAATTTAGTGGAACAATCTATTGTAATAGTAAAATTTATAAAAAAATCAAAACTTACTTGACAAATCTAAAAATATATGTTGTATTAAATATAAGTTTTGAATACATTATTATCCTCGAAAATGAAGAAATTAAAGAGTAGCTTTTTAATAAGTTACTCTTTTTTATTTTGGTCTATTTTATTCAATTTTTTTCATTTATTTTTTATATATAATTAGACAAAATAAAAGGAAGGACCGATATAAAAAATGACAGAATTATTAAATAATTATTCATTAACTGAAATATTAATGTTTATTATAATGTTAGCTCTTGCAATAAAAGGCGTTATTGATTTTTATGATTGGGCTAAAAAAAGAATTAAAGAACCAGTTGATAAAACATATATAGAAAAAGAAATGAAACAAAAGGTATTAGGTACTTTAGAATCCCACAATGAACAAATTGATAAAATATCAAAAGCAATTGATATCTTAATTGCATCAGACAAGGATGATATAAAAGCGTGGATTACTGAAAAACATCATTACTTTTGCTATGAATTAAAATATATTGATGATTACAATTTACAATGCATTGAAGCTAGATATAAACATTATAAAGAAGAAAATGGAAACACTTTTATTGATGGATTTATGGCTGATATAAGAGCATTACCAATGATTTCAGTAATTAATAGAAAAGAAAATAAATAAAAAAAGATTAAGAGAAAAAGGAGAGAAAAGGTATGGCAGTTAATATTAATTTATTTCCACCAGTGGTTGAGAGCTACATGCCCGCATTCTTAATAGGAAGTAGTGATAGTCAAAAAAATACTTGTAAAGTATATTTTTCTATTTCTTTATATAATAATTTAAGTGATATAAAAAATGCACAAGTAACAGTTACAAATCAAAATACTAATTTATCTGTTTTAAATAAAGAAAAATATCCTTGCGAAATTATGTTAACACAAATAAAAACTGATTTAACAAGAGTATCTGATGATAAATATTATATTGAAATAAAAACAGATGATATTGAAGAAGGATTTCAAATTAATCAATATTATAAAGTTCAAATTAGATTTACTTCAGTTGAAGCTACAAATGTATCTTTAAACACTCCTCAAGCAATTGATAGTTGACTTGCCGCAAATTTATCAAACTTCTCTGAATGATCAACAGTATGTTTAGTTAGAGGTATTAGTATTCCTACACTTAATATTAGTGGTTTTGATATAAATGCAGAAACTACGTTATGATCAATTAATAATGTAGATATTGTAGGAAATCTTACTTTTGTAGATAAAAATGAAACTGATACATTAAAAAGTTATCAAATAAAACTATACGATATAAAAGACAATTTATTAGTAGATAGTGGAATACTTTATTCTAATTCATACTCAAGCGTAAATGAATTTAATTATACTTTTGAATATGAATTTAAAGAGGGAGAAAATTATTATTTTATTTTTAATTATGAAACTAATAATATGTATTCAGAAAGTATTACTCATGAATTTATGGTCATTCAAGAAAGTGTAGATATGCTTAATGCAACTTTAACTGCAGAATTAGATGAAATAAATGGAGCAATAAAATTAGAAATAAAAGGAAAAGATAAAGAAGAAAATTTTGTAGGAAATATAACAATAAGAAGAACATCAAGTGAAAGTAATTTTACTATATGAGAAGATGTACATACTGCTTCTTTTGAAGAGAACAGTAAATTAGATTATATTTGAATTGATTATACTATTAAGAGTGGTGTATATTATAAATATATTGCGCAAAAAAGAAGTAGTATTGGAAATAGAGGAGTAGCTATTCACGCCGAGAAAGAACCGTTTATGATATTATTTGATGATATGTATTTAACAGGCGGAAATGGGCAATTAAACATTAGATTTGATCCATCTGTAACTTCATTTAAGATAAACGTTAGCGAGTCAAAAACTGATACTATTGGAAGTAAATATCCTTATATTACACAGAATGGAGCTATTAAATATAAACAGTTTCCTATTGGAGGAACTATTACTCATTTAATGGATCCAAGTCATTTAATTACATCAAGAGAAAATGTTTTTAGAGATAGTTTATCTTATTATGAAGAATATAATAAAGATAAATATGTTAGAATAGATGATTTTAATGACTGAACATATGAACGTGAGTTTAGAGAAAAAGTACAAGATTTTCTACATGAAAATAAAGTTAGATTATTTAGGAGTGCTACTGAAGGAAATATACTTGTGAAATTAACAGATATTAATTTTACACCTAATGCTACATTAGGAAGAAGAATATATTCTTTTACTGCAACTGCAACAGAAATAGATGAGTGCAGTATTAAAAATTATGATAAATATGGTATTTCTCCGTTAGGAGAATATGATACTCAATTGCAATTTTCAAATGATTATATAGGACAATACAATGAAATAGTTCCTGCAAATACAGAAGTGCTTGAATTAATTCAAGAAAAATATGAAAAATATGCAAAAGAAAATTATAAAATGACAATTCAAAATTTAGATTTTTTAAAGTTTGAATTTGAAGATAAACCATATTTAATTAAAGAGGGTACGGAAGGACCTTATATTGTAGATGATCTAGGTAACGAAAAAGAAAATCCAGATTCCGCAATTTTAGGATATTTAGTTTATATAAATAATAAACCAATTATAATAAACCCAGAAGGTATATATGAATTAAAAGGAGATAATATAGAGATTACATCTTTATTATTTCCTATTGATACTAAAGTTAATTTAGAGTATCATGTTAATATTAGTCAAATTGAAGATACTAGTAAAATATTTCAAACTAGTAGTTTTTATAGAAAAGTTGGACAGGAATGAGGAGCTTTTAAACCAAATGATTCTATTTATCAAAGGATATGAAATAAATATTTTGAAAAATATTCTAACTATCAACAAACTATGTTATCCTTAGATGGTGTAAAAGTAGAAGCTGAGCCTGGAACTGTAATATATGTAAAAGAATCTGCAGATACAGATTTTGAAAGACACGTTATTGGTTTCACACATACCTTAGCTCTTGATGCAAAAGATTCTACAATAGAAGGATTATACTTTGCTGGAGTTCATCTTGAGCCAGCTACTGAGGCGGAAAGAGAAAGAGATAACTTACCTAATAATAAATATGTAGAAACAAATATAGTATTAGATAAATATGTAAATGATACTTCTGAATTAATTAAAAATGGAGTTTATACTCTTGCAGATGATTATTTGGAAGTTATTAATCAATTTTCAGGATGATATAGCATTAAATCTAGAGAACAATGACCAGAACAATCAACTGCATCTGTAAATCAAGAAAATACTGAACATCAAAATACAAGTTATACATTGTTATTTGATAGAGTATTGCAACCTATTGATGATGAAGGCGGATTAATAGTAGATGAAGAATGGATTGAACAAGCTGGAGGAGATATATGAACTGGTTCATTATATGTTGATGGTACGCAAGACGAAAATATAGAAACTCAAAATAATTTAAATAATGAAGAAGATTTAATACAAGCTGGAGAAAAACAGTATAAAGATAATGAATATACTTTTAAATCTAAAAAACAGTGACCAGAGCAATCAACTGCATCTGCAAATAGAAATCAGCTATCTAAAACAGATACTACTTATACAATTAGTTTAGATAGAGCCTATGATCAATATTATAATTTAGTATTAAATAAAGAAATTGATAGACAGTATGCTTTAATATTACAAAGATTAATTGATGAAGCTAATAGTAG